GCATCACTCACCATTCGCACATCACCAGCCGTAACCGAGATATTATTGCCGCTAGCGATCGTTAGGCCAAGAAGCGACCCGACCGAGGTAAGGCTAGAGTTTACAACGCCGCTCCCGAGGGTCGTCGCCGAGAGGACATCGACCGCCGTGCCGCCCCCGTTAAGGATCTTATACGTCTCCCCGAGCGCGACCCGGACCCCGCTTGAGAACGTAACGCTGTTAGAAAACGTGTAGGTCGCGCCCGAGAACGTGCCGGCAGTAACGTTGTTTGCAGAGACCGAGCCGGCGGACGGGATCGCCCACGTGCCATCGGCCCGCAGGAAGTAGGTTGCGCCGACGCCGTTCGATCCGGGGACATACCCCGCTGTCGTGGTCGTCGTACTAAAGTTTGGCGGGGTCGCCCAGAGGATATCGCCCGAGGAGCCCGCGGACTGTAGGAACTGACCCGCGGTGCCGGCGGCGACGGCCTCGAATGCGCCCGAGACGATATCGTAGACGATCGCCCGCGTCCCGGTCCCCGACGCCCCGTAGCTCGTCGTGCCGGTCCCGCCGTAGGATGCCCCGATCGCGGTCCCCTGCCAGACGCCGGTGCCGATTGTTCCGACCGAGGTCAGGCTAGAGGCCGTGACGCCGGTACCGAGGGCTGTCGCCGTCAAGACGTTCGTGCTATTGATCTGAAACGCCGAGCCGCTAGACAGGTTGACATTCCCAACCACGCTCACCGCATCGCCGAACCGCACCAGACCGGCGTTCGTATAGATGGCATAGTTCGTCGTCGCCCCGGTCTGCGCTTCAACGTGCAAGCCGTAGTTTATCGCAATCGTGCCGCCCGCCGTAATCGTCGGGGTGCGAATGTACGCGCCATAGGCGTTTGTTAGTGCGGTCGTCGCAGAGATTACCACACGCGCTTCGATGGCGCGGTAGTTCGTGACCGTCCCCTGCGCCGTCGGTTGCATCAACATCCCGTAGGACGTAGCCGAGGTAAGTTGCGCGTGGTCAGTCCCGACCTGAATTGCGACTCCCGTTTTGCTCGGGATAGTCGTTAGCGAAAGCGACCCGCTAATAATCCGCAGATCGTCGCCGAACCGTACCTGCCCAGTCCCGGTGTAGATTGCGTAGTTATTCGTACCGCCAGTTACGCTACCAATCTGAATACCATACTTCGCCGTCGCGGCGTGTGACGATGCTCCGATAAACACGCCATAAGCGTCTGTAACCGTTTGTCCCGCGCCAAGGGTATGCGGCTGAACATTGACGCCGATGACGTTTGTCGTGGTATAGGTTCCCGCCGCGCCAATCGTCGCTACATAGACGCCGTGCATTCCGGACGTTGCCGCTACGGGGAACGTGGCCTGCACCAACGCGGCGTATTGATTAGTGCCGGTCCCGACCATCGTACCACGCACATATAACTGCGCGTTGGCGGATACCGCGCCGCCGACTGCCGCATAACTAGACGCCGAGAACGTCGAACTCGTCGAGAGCGCATTGGTAACGGCAAGCGAGCCGGGGATCAAGACCGCATCCGTCGCGCCCCGCGTGACCTGAATCGTCCACTTTGACGCGGTGCGGTCGTACAGGCCCCACAACGTTGCCGCGCCATTAAGTACAAGCTCGACGCCGCCAGTTGCTACGCTATTCGTGAGCCGGAACCGCTGTTCCTGCGTGACCGCCGCCGTTGTGCCGAGCGTCAGCGTTCCAACCGCGTTGCCCGTGTTAAACAACGTGCTGGCACCGCTCACCGTAAGGCCGGTCAGCGTTCCGACCGAGGTCAGGCTGGAGTTAACAACATTCGAGGCAAGTGTTGTGCCGGTCAAACTTCCGGCAGGGGCCGCACCATTTAGGGTCGCCGTAATCGTCCCGGCGCTGAAGTTGCCCGAGGCGTCACGCGCAACGACCTTGCTGGCCGTGTTCGTCGTCGTCGCATCGACCGCCGCGGTTACACTCACCGAGCCGTCGTAGCTCCCGCCGGTAAGATAGCCCCCAAGCGTCAGCGTAGCCTGCCCCGCAATACTCGAGGCCTGCGCCGTGTTTAGCAGGTCGTCCGGGATACCGATCGGGACCCCGTTTCGGGCCGTGCCCGGGGTGCCATCGAGGAAACCAGAGAGCCGATAAAACACCCGATACCAGCGCGTAATGCCATCGGACGGGAGGACATCAACGTAGGTCGTCGTCAGCGGCGGGAGCGTGTCCAAATCCGTCCACGTACCGGGGGCACCCGAGACATCCGGCGCACGTTGTACGACGATATAGTATCCCTCGATCGCGCCGATCATTAGGGCGACACCCGTCGTCTGCCCCGCGTTGGCAAAGGAGCTGTAGAGCTTCATCTTTGGCGCGGCGGGTGCCGACACCGTATTAACCGATGCGGTCGTTACCGTCGCCGTAGCAAAGGCGGAATACGCGCCCGTCCCCTCGTCCCGGAATGCGGCCCCGAACGTATACTGAGTCGAGGCCGCTAGGTCGCGAATCGTCGTTGTCGTCGAGCTTGCCGAGAGGGTCGAGATTCGGTAGGGGGTCCAGTCGGCGGGAGCCGAGGCCCCCGGGTACGCAAACACATCGACGGGATCGTTTGTATTTGCCGTCGGCGTTCCGAGCCCGATTGTCAGCGTAACAGAGTCTGCCGTAACGTTTGAAGTCGTCAGCGAGTTTGGCGCAACCCACGCGCCGAGGTCGACATAGGCCCACGCGGTCCACGCCGACGCCCGAAGCTCGCTCTTTTCTGTGCGCATCCGGACATAGACGCGGCTTCCCGGGGGAACCGCTGGAAGTAGGAACGCGCTCGTCGGGATTGTCCCGGGCCGGAAGCGCGTAAAGAGCGTCCCCGTCTTGGTCGGCGTTGAAGCCGAGACCTGATACTGCACCGCAAGGGTAACGCCCGCCGTGTTGAGGCCGGACGGCCCCGCGGCATTCGTTACCGTAACCGCCGCGACCCGCCGCGGTTCACCGGACCACGCGGCAATCGTAAAGGTCGGCGCAAGGGGCTGAAGGTCAACGCCAGAGTCGACAAGCTTATAGATTGGTCCCTCGGGCGTCTCGGTGCGCCGGACAACCTGCGCGATCCGGTTCCCGACGTTAGACTCGCCGATCCGATAGTTCTTGTTCGGGTAGTATGAAGCTCCGATGTTTACCTCGTCGCCGACCTGTAGGGCCGCGGCGGGGGAACTTGCAAGGACCTGCACCTCGGACGCGACCGCGCCACGACCGAAGCGATCGAAGCCCTCGGCAATAATGCCGGTAAAGAACCGCTGAACGACCTCTGGGGAAAAGGCAAACGCGCCGTTCGTCGCCGAGCCATCGTGAATCATCCCGGGGATTTTGTACGCGACCTCTCTGGTCGAGAAGGTCGACGTATCTGCGTTCTGCGCGGCGAGGCTTACGTCCTGCGCCGTTAGGCCGTCCGGGGGCGGCGTTTCCTTTAGCTCGGGGTCCGGGTCGAACACCGACAGGCTCGTCGACGTAAGCTGAAAGCCAGTAACAACGGTCCCTTCGTCGATGTCGAAGATCGCCGGCGGCGTATCGCCGACGATATCCGCATCGGTAATCGTAACGCTCGGCGCGGTCGTTTGACTAATGCGGGTCGGGAAGAACTCCCGCTCCCCTGCCGCGTTCGTGCGCACGGAGAAGCCGAACGGCCCAAAGATCGAGGAGGAAAGAAACTCGCCCATATTAACTGGCTCGGTCACGCGCAGGGCGAGGCGCACATCGTCACCGACCGCGGCCTTCGTACTCGCTACCGAGGCGGCATTAAAGCTAATGTTGACCGTTTCGTAGATCTTGGTCACGATATCAACGGGATGCTCGTTGATATAGAGCGCACTTTCCGGCGTTACCTCCTGACTCACGAGGCGGACGCGGACGCGGGCATTCGTCGACGGGTACGATGTCGACTGGCCCGGGAGGAGTTGCACAAAGAGGTAGTTCTGTTCACCGAATGGCGGGATATAAGTCTGGCCCATTCCAGTTAGCGAGTAGGCCGGCGGCGTAAACATTCCGCGCACGGTCCCATACCACGTAGACGCGCCAGACTCAACCACCGCGAGGACGGACGGGTACGCGTTTACATACTGACGATCGCGCAACTGCACATAGTTGCTCCCCGTAAGGTTCGCAACTGGCGGTTGCTTTTCGTAGAACCGTTGCATCGCGGACTTAACCTTCGCGAGCGGCGGGATAACGGTGCGGTTATACGATGGCGGATCGAATGCGGCGACAAAGGCGAGCGCAAGGTATTCGCTCTGTACCTCTCTCCACGCAAACTCCCAGCCGCCTGACGCACGGATCGGCCCAAACGTATCCCGAACCGGTCCACCGACAAGACAGCCACGGTTCGGAAACTCGATGCGCTCGAGCGGGGACCACGTAAACAGGGTATGCGTCGACTCGATTCGGCGCGAGTCGGAAATGGTGAAGCTGTAGCTAATCGCGTCCGACTGCTGAATGCCGGTAAGGTAGCCAAGGGTCCAGACATCCCACGTAGAACCACCGTTCCGCGAACACTCGAGCTTGGCGCGGCGCGACAGAAGCTGTTGCCGAGCGTTGTTGTCCTCAAGGATATGTGTAATAAGTCGGACCGTGCCTGTCGCGTCAGTCCCGGTCTGTACGTCAGCGACGGTAACGACATAGGCCCCGGATCGCACGGCCCCCGTCAGGAGGTCAACCTCCTGCCCGTCCCCGCTCGGTATATCGACGATGTACGGGTTCGATCCGCCCCGCTGTGAGGTAACGGTTAGGTCCGGGCTGGTTCCAAGCGCATCGTAAATCGTGAACCGGAAAAGAACCGTCATTGACCGTGTGGCAGGGGGTTAGTAGATGCAGAGCATCGCGCCGGGGCTTGCCGCTATGTTGATTAGAGCGAATGACATAGAATACCGCAACTCCACCTTGTCTTGCAGGGTGATGTCAACGGCCCCGTCGGGCGCAAGGCAACAGGTCGCGTAGGTACGCGAGGCCGAGTCACCGGTCGCGACCGAGACGGTACCCCCGCCGAGAAGATGCGCCTGTAGGCGGAGCATTACGGACATCGAGCTATTCGGGATATCATTCATTGTAAAGCTCGCGCCGTAGTCCGTGCGGAACGCGAACTGATACCGAGCCCCCGTTCCGAGGGCCGTAACTGCCGGCCCGACCGGTCGCTGAAACGGGGTCCAGTCCGCGAAGCGGGAACCGACCCCGCCGGCAACGCCGGTCATCCCGTTGTCAAGGGTCGCCGATGTCCCGTCATTAAAGGTGATACTTGCCATTACCCGACCCTCCCACGGCTATTTGCCTTTGCCATAAGCTCTTGTATTGCCCGCTGTGCGGTCGGGTCGTTCGGTCCAATAATCGTAACATTCATCGGGGCACGCGGAGCCATCCCCGCGGCGGTCGTCGCCGAGGTATTGCCAAAGACGAGTTGCGTTGTCATCCCCGTCGTGCCCCGGGACGACCCGCTAAAGCTCACGGTAGACCCCGCGGAGCCGCCCCGCCCGCCACCGCCAAAGGAGGCGCGGGCGACACCCTTAAGCGCGGCACCGGCGGCGATCATAGCGATCGAGGCGGCGATCGCCCCGCCCGGGAGCGCGGCGGCGAGCGAGTCAAAGATCTTCTGCATAAGCTCTGCCGTAAACAGCGCGGCGGTACCAAACGAAACCATCGCATCACCGAGGCCCGCGAGCATAATCGAGGTTAGGGCCTGAAAGCCAGCCCCGATATTGCCGGACGCGATCGCCTCCTCGATGCCAGAGGAAAAGCCGGCGACAATTGCTGTCGAGACGCTGGTCGCAAAGGTATCGCGCAACTGCAAATCAATCTTCTCTACTTCCGTTAGGACGGGTCCGATTGCGGTGCGCATCGTCGCCGCAATCTTTTTGAACCGGTCGCCTACTGATATTGCCATCGTTTCAGGGCGGAATATCGTCGCCGAAGATGCCGCGCCGAGCTGTTCGATGGTTGGCGGGCCGGTCCTGCGGCCTCCTCCTGCGCCAGTCACAGGGGGCGGCGTAATCGGCTTCGCCGTCTCCTGACGCACCCCGGCGAGGCGGTCGTAGATTCCCTGCTCCCACGCCTTCCACTCGGCCTGTTGCTCGATAAGGGCCGTCTCCGTATGGTCAAACCCTTCGAGCCAGCTATCGACGGCGCGATCAAACTCGGGCGTAAGCCGGCCCGTAAAGAGCGCGGCGACCTTTACAAGCTGTGCCCCGAAGTTTGCAAAGAACTGCACGATGCGGTTTACAAACCGCATAAAAGCTAAGAAGATATTGTTGAGTGCGGTCCAGATTGTCGTAAGGCCACCGACCACTACTACGATAAGCCTGCTAATAATGCCAGCGATCGGCTGTAGGAGCTTTGATAGGCCGTTGATTGCCGTAACAAGGGGAGCCGTCGAGCCCGAGTCTGCTTCAAACAGATTGTCGAAATCGTTCTTAAGACCCTGCAACGCACCGCCAATCGTATTTCGAGCGGCGGCGGCACTGCCCGCAAACTGTGTGTCAAGCTCTTTAAGGATAATCGCTTGCGCCTGTACCGTCTGACCCGTCTCGATAAGCGACTTGACTAACGCCTTCTGCTCCTCGGTAAACTGAATCCCTGACCTACTAAGGGCCGTCATTCCGCGAAGCGGGTCGTTTAGGGCCTTGCCGACCTGAATCGCGGCCCCGCGGAGATCTCCGCCCATCGCTTGCGCAACGTTTAGGACAGCCTCGGTCGCCTTTGGAAAAACATCGCCCTGAATCTTCGTGAATGTAAGCAAGAGGGCTTGCGCCCCGCCGATCGCCTCGTCGTCAAAAACGCTCAGGCGAGATAGGGCTTCCGCGTGTGCATTAAGGCTTTCAATACTCTGGCCCGCCGCGTTCCCCGTCGAGGTTAGGGCGGCGGAGAGTTGCGCCTGTACGTACTGCGCCTGTGCCGTTGCGTCGACGACCTTCTTAATCGTTGCGCCGATCGCGAGAGCCCCGGCAAGCCGCTTTGCCGCGGACCCAAGCCCGTTAAATGCCTTATCGGTCTTGTTCGCCTGCGCCGTCGTATCTGCCATCGACGCGGCGAGCTTCTTCATCGCCGCCTGTACGACCGCGGCCCCTTCTTCCTTTAGCCGGATTGAAAGCGCGTAGATATCCATCGGTTACTGCGCCTCCGTGACAGGCTGAGCTTTTGCCATCTCTGCGGCAAGGGCCGTTAGTCGCTCCCGCGTATCCTTAAACATTTGCGACAACCGTCCCGCCGCCTTGAGGTACCGCGTCTCCATCTTCTGTAGGTCTTGCGGCTGATGAAACGCGACGGCAACGAGGCCGGCAAGATCCGTCCGTTCCCCAAGTCGCGTAACACCGGCCTCCCGCTCCATCTCGCGAAGCTCGGCCCAGACCCACATCGTCAGGGCAAAACTCTGCTGTGCAACGTCTGCTACCCCACGTCCCGTTCGGCTCGCCGTTTCCACAATAACGCGCCGGATATACTGCTCTGCACTCCACGCGACCGAGACAGCGGCCTGCTCCCCGGTCGCGTCGGTTAGTTTTTTTCCGACCGCTCCGCCAACATCGTTTCGACCTCGGCGATCTGTCCGCGGGCAAGCTGTACTAACGCGGCGATCTGATCGACCGTCAACGCGGCAAGCTCACTCTCGGACAGATCCGGACACGAAGCGTGAATCACATCAAGCAACGCCGCCAACATCGACGCCCCGCCAGAATCGTCGTCCTGCAGTGCCGCAATACGATGAGCCGCGGCCCCCGTCAGGGGCTTTACCGAAATCTTTCGCCCGAACAGCTTTACGATCGGAAGCCGCTTCGGGTTGGTCAGGGCATCGAGGTCGATGACGGTCATATCCTTTAGGCGTTAGTAAGGGCCGTGAGGTACTCGATCCGGTACGGCGCGGTGCCGGTCCCGTCGAGGTAGCCTGCCCAGCCGGTGTCGAGACGGGCTTCAACTTCGATCGCGATTGCAACCTCTTGCCCGTCCTGTGAGGTGACATCGTACTTGGTAATGATTGCGGACGGGAAGCGGACCTGAACGTACTTTGGCGAGGCGTTCGTGTGCCCACCGCGGAGCCAGATCGCCCGCACATCCGTGATATAGTCACCCGCAACGAGAAGCGCACCCGCGGCCTGTGGCGCATAGGACGAGGTAGCCCCGGTCCAGCCGCCGGTCGCCTGCACATCGGCCCCCGGCTCAAGCTGAGACACGCCGCCGGCGACGAGCGCGGTCGCGGCGGGCGGGAGCGTAATCACGGTGCCGGAGATCTTCGGCATCTGCGACTGCTTGATGTCGAGGAGCTTCATCGGCGAACGCTTGCCGTCGAAGTCGACGTTGCGGTAGGTGATCCCGGGGTCGAACTTCAGGCCCCCCTGAAAGGCACCATACACAACGTTGCCGACGTACAGGACGCCGGAATCAAGGAGGACGCCCTCCTTGAACTCTGAGGTAAAGCCAGTAAGCGGAGCGGTCATTGCAGTATCCTACGGTAAAGGGACAGGGAGAAAGTTAAGCGCGGGAGGTTAAAACAACAGGCCAGAGGTAGAGATCGTAGTTGCCAACAACGGCGACGACCGAGCTATCCGCCGGCTCGGTCATCTGCGGGACGGTCTGCCGCATCCGGGACCGGCACACCATAAAGCCTGAGGTGTTCTCCATTAGGGCCGTCAGGCATTGATCGACAATATCCATCGCGCCCTCGACAAGGGCGATCTGGCTGTCCGGCTTCCCGACGCACTGCACTTCAAGGACCGCCGTCTCCCGGTAGCCGTTGTAGGCCGGCTGACTAACCCGATCGAGGCGGAGCGTAATGTAGGGGAAGATCGGACGCTCGGGCGCGGCCCGGACCCAGACGCGGGTCCCGACGTAATCGTTTAACGTGTCGCTACTCGGGCTGGTGTATGTCAAGAGGGCGTCCCGCAGGGTCCCGTAAATCTGAACCGTCGAGGCGGTCGAGGGCAGGGTAAGGCTACCCGGGACGACATACTTCGGCAGGGGGGTCATACGGCCTCCGCCTTAAGGGAGCGTGTCAAGACCCGGGCGTAGGCCTTGCCGATCGCGTCGACGCTGTCAAGGGCGACCGGCTTAAAGATCTCGACCCGCTCGAATCGGCGCGAAAAGAGGTTGTGATGCCCTAGCTCCCACGCGAGGGCGATCTCCCCGACCGTAAACGGGCGGGTCTTGCCGAGGCGCGTAAGCTGGACCGTAATGCCCTGCGGGATCCCGACCCGCGAGATCCAGCCCTCCTGCCCCCACACCGGACGCTCCCGCTGAACGTGCTGTACGATCTGCGCGGTCGACCGGAACGCCTGACTCGTGTAGTAGCCCTGATAGAACCGCTTCTTGACGTTCCCCTCGTAGAGCGCGGCGGCGGCGTCCGTCGCCTTCCGGCTCGCCTCTTTATAGGCCCGCAGGAACTTGCCAGAGTTATCCGTTACACTAACGGACATCGTTTACCCCCATCTCCTGCCGCAGACGGCGCATCGCGTCACAGGCCGTAGTGCCAACCGCGCTTACGACCTGCGCGTTCGGCGCAAACCAGCGGAGGCCAATCGCTACATTCCCGACAGGGAACGCTTCAAGCGACCCACCGTATTCGTGTACAAACGTATCGATACGCGCCTGATCGGTAGGCCAGATGCCAGACCGTCGTACATCCTGTCCGCAAAGGATGCGGGCGTCGACGCCGTAAATCGTCACCGGATAAACCCAACCGCCGACAAGGTGAGGCTCGTCGCCGTGACCGCCGTCGTGTCCGTCTCGTTGCGGACAAACACCGAGATGGTGTCGTTCTGCGATGTCGGTAGCAGAGCGGTAATCGAGAACCCGTAGCCCTTGCCGGAATCCGAGAGGATTGCCGAAACGTGAATCCCCGTAATCGCCACGCCGTTCTTGGCGAACGTAATGCCAAAGGTCTTGTTATTGGACGCACACACCAACTCAACGTTGGCGGTAATCAACAGCACTTGGTTAACCGCCTTCGTCGCCCGGATCTCGTTGTTCGAGGCCTGCGAAAATCCGTCCTGCCCGAGCGTGGCGTCAAACGCGGTCGTCCCCGCCAGCTTGTACCACGTATTCGTCAAAGCGAATGTCGTAGCCGCCGTCGCGGTCAGGTCCAACTGACCACGGCTCGGGAACAGACTGACTACCGCGTCACGGATGTCCTCGGGGGAGATTAGGCCGGTCGTGTTGTCCGGGAGTTGCGCCAAGAGCGCGGCAAGGACCTTCGGGGTTTCAGCCATTAGTCGTATCCTTCGTCAAAGCCAAGCGTAAATGCGCTCCCCGCGACGAGGAGATGCACACCGTCTGCAACGGCATCGGGATCCGCGGCGACAAACTCTGCATAGGCGGTCGGGTCGACCTCCTCGAGCGTGATCTGCTTACAGCGCATCTGCCGCACTTCGTACACGCCGCGGACAAAGTAGAGGACGGTCCCGCCTTCCTCTTTCACCACGCCGAACGGGTCGACGGCGACATCATCGGCGACGGTCGCGACCGCGGTCGTGCGGCTGTCCGTATGCGCTTCGGGAGCCCCGGCGACCGTAAAGGCGTTTGCCGTTGTATCGAGCCGGCCCCAGTAGACGCCGAGCTTCGTATACAGTGGCCGCTGAAAGCCATACGCCCCGTCATTCGACCGGGAGTAGAACCCAAGCCGCTGATCAAGCAGACCCGGGGCGATATACATCAGACGGCGACCCCGAGCTTTAGGCCGCGGATAACCTTAAGTACGCGGGCCGCGGTATCTCGGGAAACATCCCACGAAATGGTCGTTGCCGCGCTCGTCTCGCTACTAGCGTTCGGCGTCCGCTTCTGATAGAGGTCCGCCGCGAGGTCAAGGATGCACTGCGAGATAACCGGCTCCCACGCCGTATAGAACTGCGACAGCGAGAGGCCGACATTCGCGGTCACGGTATACCGCGGGTTGCTAAAGCTGTAGGTATCGTCCGAGTAGATGATACCGTTCTGCCCATCGACCCAATACTCGGCGGTCGGGACGGTTACGCCCTCGACATCGACGATGCTCGTTACCGCGATCGGGCGACGAGGGAAGACAATCGAGGTGACGGGGCGATCTGCAAGGGTTTCGCACCGGTCGATATACGTCTGCGAGACTGCCGTAATCGGGCAGTCGATCCACAACTCCAACTGCCCCTGTGCCCGAGCAAGCAGGGCGGCGAGGAGCGTGTTCTCCGCGTTCGACTCAATGCGGAGGTAGTCTTTGAGGTCTGTAACGGTCGGGAGAGCCACGCGAGCCTCAGGACAGTCGGAGAGAGGAACAGTCTACAAAGCGAACCGGCAGAGCCGTAGAGGATCCTCCCCCTACGGCCCTACCGTGCGACGGCTTACGCCGCCGGCTCGTCAAGCACAACGAACGGCGAGTGCGGCATCACCTTGTTGCCAGACCCGTCGACCTTGTACGCGAACGTGCTGGTCGGGAGCGGAATGCCACCGGCGCGAGCGACGAAGCGGTAGGTCGTGATGTCGTCCGTGAACTTGTAGTGAATCGACGACTCGACCGTCAGGGCCTGACGCAGGCCCATCGCGTAGAAGTCGGGGTTCACCAGCGCGATGTCGGCCTCGGTCCCGAGGGTCGGGAGGAGGTCCGTCACGATGACCGGAAGCCCGAGGAGGGTCGCCGGGGCCCCATCCCGCAGGTTCGGGAGGAACGTTACCATCGTGTTGTTGGTCGTCTGCAGGGCGTAGAGCGCGGGGAGCGAATACCGCGAGATCATCCACACCGAGCGGGGGCCAACCGTGTGTTGCTTGTACATCGAGAACATATCCGCCGCCGTAAAGGTGTTCGCGGTCGCCCGGGCAACCTTGATCAGCGCGGTGTTGTTGGTGTTAAAGGCACCAAGCGGCTGGCTCGAGCCCGTGCCGTCGATGGTGATGTCTTCGTTGATCTTGTTGATCGCCTGACCGCCGACCGCCGACGTCACCTCGGACGGAAGCTCGCCGGTAAAGTCGTCGCCGAGAAGCTCGTCGCCGAACTCCGTAATCGCGGCGTACTTGTACATCGTAAGCACGCGCTGACCGAACGACGGCTCGCGGGCCGGCTTCGCCGAGCCTTCGCCGACGATGGTCACGTTCGCGATCTTACCAGCCATCGGACGGTTAAGGGTCGAGGTCCCCTCGTCCTGCAGGAGGTACGGGATACGGAGCGACCGACCCGGGACGTTGTAGCGACGGGCAAGCTGAAACATTCCGGCCTGCGTGTTCGCGGTCGAGAAGATCTCGGGAACCTGCGTCAGCGGGAGGAGGTACTCGCCGCCGTTGGTGGAGCCGGTGATGGTGCGGGTCATCAGGTCGACGCGCTTGAGGCACTCGGCCTCGGTCGCGTTCGACGGGCCCTTGGCAACAGCGCGGAGGTAGGCACCGATGTTACGGAATCCGCGCTTAAGCTCACGACGAACCTCGTCCTGAGCCCCCTGCATTCCGGCGAAGTCCGGGCTGTTCGCGTCCACGCGGACGAGGCCCTCGTCGCCGCCCTGACGGGCGATCTCGGCGTCGGCGGTAAACTCCGCGGCGGCGGCGGCTCGCATCTCGATGGCGCGGATATCCGCGGTGCGCTTCTCCACTTCCTCGGCAGTAAACTGCACGGAAGCGTCCATAAGCTCGGCACGGAGCTTGTTAGCCTGCTCGCGAAGCTCGTTCGCGGCACGGTTCTTGGAAACTAGTGGGGTCTTCATTGTGCGATCCTAGTGGGTGGTGTATGTCGAACGGATAGCCGAGGCTCGCTCGGCAAGGGACGCATACCGCGCTGTCGTCTCGGTCGAGGTGGGCGTCGTCGTCACGGCAGGCGTGACAACGGTGGCCGTCTCGGTGCGGGTCGGCGGGAGGTAGCGGGACAGCACCGCGAGGCGTTCGCTATCTGGGAGCGCATCCAGAGCAACGCGAGCGGCAAGGGTCAGCAGGTCGTTCTCCGTGCGCTCGGAGACGGCCTCCTGTACTTCGTTGCGGGCAGAGGCGATCTCTGCACCCGGAACCGCGGGCATCGGGGTAATCGATACCTCCCGCAGTTCAATCTCGGTAAACCGCTCGACCGTCCGGTTGTCGACCGTCACCATTTCCGAGGCGCGGGGGACAAAGCCAATCGAGAAGCCGGTCGAGGAGCCAGACGCGAGGACCGCCTTGACATACTCGAGGGCGGAGCGGCCCTCGGCGGTGTCGAAGATGTCCGCACTCATAACGAGCGCGTCACCGGCGTCGGACATCGAGGTAATAACGCCCACGTGCGCCTTCGAGGTACGCTCGTGATCCATCAGGAGCGGGACCTTGCGAGCGGCGACCCGTCCATCGATAGACCGCTTCGCGCATTTCCGGGCGAACATCGTCCCGTAGGAATCCACGACCTCGTAGGTTAGGGCGACCCCGGACACACGGCCCGCGATGCCCGCGGGCAGTTCGGCCTCGGCGCGGATCTCGAGAGCCGCGTCGGTAAGGTGCCAGACGGTCGTGCGCGGGGTCTTGGTCATCGTTACTCCTTTGGCGCGATATCCGGCTTATCAGCGGTAGCCGGCGCGATCTTTCTGGCAAGGACGGTTGCGGCCTCAGCGACCTGTAGCCCGCCGGTCTTAACGGCAAGGTCAATGAGTTGCATAAGGGCGGAGGCTTCTTCCTTCGACAGTTCAATCGCGGTCATCGTGTCCTCAAAAGGGTGTAAGAGTCAGCGTTATGCGGGCTCATCGCTATATGCCAGTACGCACCGGCAGTTAATAACTTCGTCTGCCTCACCATCCGGGTCAAGCGGGAACATTAGGCCGTTCGCCGAGAACGCCTGCCCGATCGGGATCCGGCCTTCTTTCATACAGGCGGTATGCGTATCCCGCGTCTCCTTATCGGAGAATGCCAGCCATTCCTTCGACTGATACACATCGCCCATCTCCTGCGCCTGATCCCACGACCCCTGCGACAGGGCCCCGGCGGACTCCGTTCGCGCAATCATCGTAGCGCGGGCGTCCATCCGTTCCTCCCCGTAGACGGCCCGAGCGACGAGCCGGGAGGCCTCGGTAATCGTCAGGCCGGCCCTCTCCGAGGCCACGAGGACGGCAGTAATCTCGTCCGCCGTCGTGCCCCCGACCCGCTCGGCAAGCTTCTTCCCGCGGCGGCGGATCGCGCTTTCAACGCTCGCGACTGATCGCTTCGTTAGGCCTGACTCGACGGTATCCGCG